GCACAGCGTGATCATAGTTATGTAGGAGTAATGCTTTCTAAAATAACGCAATTCTGCCAGCAGACAAAAACGCATCTTTTTCTGGTGGCGCATCCTAGAAAAATGGAATCAGATAACGGAACCTACAAAATACCTACTCCATATGACATTTCTGGATCTAGTGACTTTTTTAATAAGGCGTTTAATTGCGTTACTGTTTATAGATCCATTGGAGAACTGACTATGTTTAAATCTGATGCTGTCCAGGTGCATATACAAAAAGTAAAACGCAAAGAAAACGGAAGCCAGGGTATGTTTACCATTGCTCCAGATTTTAAGTCTGGTGGAGTTTATAAAAAAATAGATGAGAAAAAACAAAGATTTACAGTAGTAACTGATCAAATACCTTTTTAAATGCCTAAACAGAAATACATTAAGCCATTAGTTTATACTCATGATGAACACTACCAGGCTTTTAAGTGGTGTGATGAGAGAGGGATTCGTATATATCCTAAAATTAGAGGGAGTCAATTTATTTTAGTATATGTAATTGATAGCCAGGCGCATACGAGTAACAAGCTCTATGATCAAAAAGATTACCAGCAAGCAATCTGGGATTTTTACCTATTTTTGTATAATAAATTCAATAATGATACAAATTGACTTTTTTCCTATCTATGGTGCTATGTTAGGTATAAATTACTCTAATGAAGATATAGAACAGATCGAAGTAGTAGCTGATGATAAAAGACATACGCTACAATTTTTTTTATTCATTTTAGGTTTTAACATTCATTGGTACACAATAAGATAAAAAATGGCATACGATACTAAAGAATTAGAAAAGAAAGCTCTAGAAGCTATAGACAAACATAAATTAATGTTTATGGAGCATATAGTGGCATTTTTACCATGCTCAAAAGAAACTTTTTACAATCATAAATTACATGAATCTGACGCTATAAAAAAAGCAGTAGAGGAAATGAGAGTTTCTAAAAAAACTAAAATGCTTAGTAATTGGATTAATTCAGATACACCCTCTCTACAGATAGCAGCAATGAAGATGATAGCAGAGGAGCATGAGGCGCATCGATTAAATGGTACAAAACAGGAGATCAGACAAACGGGTAATTTAACATCTAAAGTCATCGAATGGATACCAGCAGAATACGATGATGAAACAGAGAATAAATAAACAATTCAGACAGCTTAGAAAATCAACTGCTAGATTGAGAGTACACCAGGGAGGTACTAGATCTGGTAAAACTTATGCTATCTGTCAATACCTCATCTGGCTACTTACAGAAACTAAAGACAATCCATTAGTTATTTCAATAGTTAGAAAAACGCTGCCAGCTTTAAAAGGATCTGTACAAAGAGATTTTATGGAAATAGCTGAGGCAGTAAATATGTTTAATGATGGCGCTGTATTTAATAAAGTAGAAAGCCAGTTTTTATATAATGGGCATTTGGTAGAGTTCCTATCTGTAGATGATAGTCAGAAAATCAGAGGGCGCAAAAGAAACATAGCATTTCTTAATGAGGCGAATGAATTAAATATAGAAGATTTTCGCCAGATCAATATGCGAACTACAGATTATTTAATTCTGGATTTCAATCCTAGTGATCCTGTGCATTGGATCTATGATGAGATTATTCCCAGAGATGACTGTGATACTTGGATAACTACCTACAGGGATAATAAATTTTTATCTAAAGATTTAGTATTTGAAATAGAACGAATGCGAGAGCGTGATCCAGATTACTGGAGGGTGTTTGGTGAAGGTCAAAAAGCAGTATTTACAGCTCGACAAATATTTACCAACTGGACATTTAAACCATTATCAGAGTTCCCAGAGTTTGACAGAAATATAGAGGGCGTGATAGGATTAGATTTTGGTTATACCAATGATCCTACAGCGGCAGCATATATTGTTCGTAAAGGAGATACTATATACATCCATGAGCTAATTTATAAAACAGGATTAACGAATAGCGATATAGTAGATGAATTAAAGCATTTAGGATATAGTCAAACACTAGTATTCTATGATGCAGCAGAGCCAAAGAGCGGTGAGGAAATGAAGCGCCTGGGAATGTATGTTAAAGCAGCTGTAAAAGGTACTGGATCTGTAAACGCTGGGATATCATTATTAAAAGAATTTGATATAGTAGTTAGCCAGGAATCAAAAAACATAATTAAAGAATATCATGGCTATTACTGGGAGGAGCTAAGGGATGGAACTATAATAAATAAGCCTATGGATCGATTTAATCACGCTATGGATGCTATCAGATATGGCGTTTATTCCCAGTATAGCAAGCGAAATGATTTCTTTGTAATTTAATTACTATTTTTGTATAATAAAATAATTCGTATTGGATGGCTAGTTTCTTAGAGAGATTCAAAAACCTTGTTTCTAAAAGTGCGCAAAAAACTCATATAGATTTTAATAAGGCAATTTATAACTACTTGGGTGATACCCTAGTTTGGAATCCAGAAAATGATGATACTTATATTGACAAGGGTTATCGATATAATGCTACAATCTACTCAATAATTAATCTGATTACTAAATCAGCTACAAATGTACCTTTCCAAGTATATGAGGTACAAAAGTCAAATGATCTAAAAAGATACAAGGCTTTATTTTCTGGAGATTTTAACAGTAATACAATGCTCCAGGCAAAGATCTTACAAAAGAAAGCGCTAGTAGAACTAGAAGATACTGAGCTGCATGAGTTATTAGATCGACCAAACCCAGCACAAAGCTACAACTCCTGGATCCAGGAAATAATAGCATTTGGTAAACTAACTGGAAACCGATACATCTATGGTATTGGCCCAGATACTGGTGCGCTAGCATCTAAGTATAGAGAGCTTTATGTATTGCCCTCTCAGAAAGTTGAAATCAACTCTGGAGGTATTATGGAGCCAGTTAAAGAATACACACTATCCTACAATGGAACTTACAGAATAGCAGCAGAAGATATTTGTCATATTAAAGATCAGAATTTATACTATGATGGTACAGGATCGCATCTTTATGGTATGTCACCGCTTAAAGCTGGATTAAGAGTAATGGATGCTAATAACCAGGCGCTAACTACAGGAGTTAAATACTTACAGAACCAAACAGCTAGAGGTATCTTAATGTCTGATGAAGGCGATCTAAACGAGGTACAAGCTAAACAATTAAAAGACAAATTTCGCCAACAATACCAGGGAAGCAATAACGCTGGGGATGTAATTATTACGCCAAAGAAATTATCCTGGGTTAACTTTGGATTAAATGCTTCTGATTTATCATTAATAGAACAATATAACGCAACAATCAAAGATCTCTGTAATATCTATAATGTACCAGTACAGCTTCTAAACAATACAGATAGCACTACTTACAATAATATGAAGGAGGCTAAAAAGGCGTTATATCAAAATGCTGTTATACCAGAGCTGAATAAAATTAGAGATGAACTCAATAGATGGCTCGCTCCTAAGTATGGAGATAAACTATATATTGATTTTGATTATTCTGTAATACCAGAACTCCAGGAGGAGATGGATAAAGTAGTAGGGCAAATGAGTCAAGCCTGGTGGATCACGCCTAATGAAAAGCGTGCCGCTATGTCTTATGGTTTAGATGAGGATAATGTAAAGCTAAATGACTATTATGTACCAGCTAACTTATTACCTATGGATGGCGAGATCATTCCAGAGATAGCTCCTAAGAGTTTAAACATAGATATGTCTAAGTTATTTAAAACAGCAGTAATTAATACTGTAGATACTTTCACTACTATAGAGGAGGCTAAAGCTAGAGCTATTGAAATGGGAGGATCTGGATATCATGAGCATTTATTCAATGGATCAATAGTATATATGCCATTTGCTAGTCATGCTGAATATGAGGCAGCTAAAAATAATCGCCTGGATGAGTTCTATGCAGAACAAAGGAGAGAGAATGGATATAATGAGCCTATAGATTACGATTCTATTGAAACAAAAGAACAAACGTTTAAGGATTATCCACAGGGCGCTACTAACAATGCTCGTAGGATGATTGAGTGGAGAGAGAAATATGGCAGAGATGAGGTACAAGCTGGAACGCCTACAGGAT